ATTAAAGAAAATTCCAAAGTTAGATTGGTCAACATTAAGTAAATATGAAGAAATAGATATGACAATTTCATCCCAAGAATTAGCATGTACAGGAAATACTTGTGAAATTCCTTAAAAACAACCTTTATAGAGATAATTTATTATGATTTATGGAAGAGTAGGAACATACGGTATTACCGATGAATTAATCGTATGGTTAAAAGCAACATTTCCTAATAGATTACCATCGGGAAAAAGTTCAACTATAGAAGATTTAAGATTTTTACAAGGACAACAGAAAGTTATTGAAATAATCGAATCCGAATTTAATATTAGTAATCAAAATAATGACACATCAGAAACTTCAATTAACATTTCATCTAAAGAATAAATGAGTTGGTTTAGCGAAGCAGTTAAAAGAAACACACCTAAGAAAAATCCTATTACACATGGTCTTGAACAGGTTACAGGAGGAACATCTAAATTTACAAATATTCTTTTAAGTGGTTTAGGTACAGGTGAAGCAGGATTTCTTGGATCTGGGGGTATAGGTGGTATACTAAATGCTGGTATGGCAGGGATTAATCCACTACTTTCTAAAGGAATGAATACTTTCCTAGATATAAATGAAGAGGGAAGTGCGATGGGAAGGTTGCAGAAATTTGGTGGTGATATGTTTGATACAGTTAGAGATAATGATATATCTAAAATGTTAAGTAAGGGATGGGCAACTCAATCTGATAGACTCATACCGGATAAATACCAAGATGTATTTAAAGGAGTACCTCAAATGGGTATACCTAATATTCCTACACCCGGACATGGGGCATTCAAATATCTCAATGAAAGAACCAAACAATTAAGATTTGTAGAGAACAAATTATATGGGTTACGAGATTATGCAGGAGATTTAGGTGATAAAACTATGCAATTATTTGGACAAGGAAAGGATGATGGAGGTGGAGGAGGTACAGGAGGTAGTACAAAGCCACCAGCACAAAGAGTTAAAGGGCCGGGAACTTTGAAAGGTAAAGCGGCTAGATTTGTCATGAACAAAAGTAACAAAAATGTGGGGAGATCCTCCCTTAAAATTAGTAGAGGTGGAAGAGGAAGTTCTTCAAGTACTTCTACATATAAATGGAAAACTAATATGTAAATTAAATGGAAGGACACTTAGATGTTCATGTTTAAACGCTTATCTCAAAGAGAGATAAAAAATAATTGGAGTACATACAAACAACATATTAAAAAGGCTCTTGAATCAACAGAAGGATGTCAGGCCATAATGAGTAGTAGTTCTTTAGATCTGTATAAAAATATATATGGATATTTACTAAGTCCTTATGAACAATCTATGCACATCTGGATGGATAATAAGAAAGAGTTCCTTTACTTAACCGCAATATCAGTTTGTGAATTATCAGGTAATAAAACCTTACTATTCTTTGCGGGAGTTCGTCTTAAAGAAGTAGATAAAAAAACTTTAGACGAGCGATGGGTCAGTCTCGTAAAGACTGTATCTAAATTTGCAAAAGAAAATAACTGTGTAGGAATGTATACTTACAGTGACTTAGACTATTTTGCACAAATGGCGGAACGTAACCGAGATTTGGTTAATGTAATTACTCGTTACCAATTCTATTTCCCACTAAATTAATATGAAAATATATACAGAAATAAATTATGAATGGATAGATGATCAGTTAGTACAGACATCATCTAAATCTTTTGAATACTCAGGTGACATTACACAGTGTGGTGGTGGAACTGTTGGACAAGTAGTTTCACAAGTTGAAAAGACTGCGAAAGATACTGTAAAAGATCCCGTAGGAACAGTTCTAGATGCTCCACAAGCCGCAGTGGATTTAGTAGCTGATACTCCCTCAGCAGTATTACATGAAACTGGTAATATTGTACAAGGATTAGGCACAATGCTAGGTATCTTTTCTAAACCAGAACAACCAGAACCACAGCCTGTTGCTTCTAATGAAGAAAAAGAATCTGAGATATGGACTGCCGGAGGTTACAAAGGTAAAAAGAAATCAAATAATCCCTTCTTAGCTATTGACAAAGGAAAGAAATTCGCCCGATCTACATCTCAATTCAGACGACCTACTTCTAATATTACATAGTATAAATTATGGAATATATTAATGTAAATGATACCCCTTCGGAAGAGGTAGGTTACGCTCAAGGAATGTATGCTAATCTTGAATCAGAAAGATCTTCTTTTCTAGATCGAGCAAGGTCAGCATCCGAAATAACTATACCCTCTCTGCTTGTAAATGAAGGACACTCTAGTTCTACTATTTTACATACTCCCTACCAATCCATAGGAGCAGAAGGAGTAAATAATTTATCTAGTAAATTACTCCTTTCACTTATCCCACCTAATGCTCCATTCTTTAGACTAGTCATAGATGATGCAGAATTAGAAGAGTTAGTTGCTAATCAAAGAGGAGAAGTAGAAGAGACTTTATCTAAAATTGAACGGATGGTTCAACAGGAAATAGAGGTACGTGCTTTACGTGTTCCTATCTCTGAGGCATTGAAACAATTAATAGTGGCAGGAAATGTCTTAGTATACCTACCAGAAAATCAACAGATGAGAGTTTTTAAACTGGATAGATATGTAGTTAAAAGAGATTCAATGGGTAATGTGTTGAAGATAGTTGTAAAAGAAACAATGTCTCCATTATCTCTACCAGAGAAAGCTAAACATTTAGTATCTGAAACAGATGAAGATGAAATTCCAAAGACAAGTATAGATCTTTATACCTGTGTAAAATGGACAGGAAGAAATTGGAAGATACATCAAGAAATAGAAGGACAAATAGTTCCCGGTAGTGAAGGATCATTTCCTAAAAATAAAAATCCATTCATAGCTTTAAGATTCACACATATAGATGGTGAAGATTATGGTAGAGGATTTGTAGAAGAATATATTGGTGATTTAAAATCCTTAGAAACTTTGACCAAAGCTATTGTAGAAGGTGCTTCTGCGGCAGCTAAGATATTATTTTTAGTTCGTCCTAATGGAACAACAAGAATAAAGACTTTGGCAGATTCTCCTAATGGAGCAATAGTAGTAGGAGATGCTCAAGATGTTTCTACATTACAACTACAAAAATCAGCAGATTTTAGAGTAGCCCAAGAAACAATAAGAACTTTAAGTGAGAGATTATCTAGAGTATTCTTAATGAACTCTTCAGTACGTAGACAGGCTGAAAGAGTTACAGCAGAAGAAATACGAATAGCATACCAAGAACTAGAGATAGCTTTAGGTGGAGTTTATTCTATTTTATCCCAAGAATTCCAACTTCCATTAGTCCAACTTATCATGAATAAAATGAAGAAGGAAAAGAAACTCCCACCATTTCCTGATGAATCATTGAAACCTATGGTCATCACAGGAGTTGAGGCATTAGGAAGAGGACAAGATTTAAATGAACTTGCAGGATTCTTACAACATCTTGCACCACTTGGCCCTGATACAGTAATGAGAGAACTAAATATTAATGAATACATAAATCGTTTAGCGGCATCATTAGGTATTGAATCTAAGGGTCTAATAAAATCAGAAGAACAGAAACAACAAGAAGCACAGGCTCAACAACAACAAATGCAAGAAATGCAAGAACGACAAATGATGCAAAGTGTAGCAGATAAAGTCGTACCAGAAGCAGTCAAAAGTCAAATACAACAACAACAATAAAAGGAAGGAATAATATGGCAGATACTAATGTAATTGAGACTCATGAAGATCCCGCTCCCGAAAGTCCGGAACATATTCAAGAGATGATAGATAAAGCGGAACGTGTTCAAAGTGTATCAAGAGATGATGGTAAACCTTCATGGCTACCAGATAAATTTGAAAGTCCTGAAGATATGGCAGAAGCATACACACAGTTAGAACAGAAATTATCTTCAGGAAATTCCCAAGAAAAAGAAGTAGAAGAAGCTAGTCCATTACCTCACCTTGCAGATCAAGATGAAGTAGCACAGGCTTTAAAAAATCAAGGATTAGATTTTAGAAAATATGCTGAAGAATATGCACGTAATGGAGAAATTAGTGAGAAATCCTATACAGAATTATCTGAAGGTGGAATGACTAAAGATGTTGTAGATTCATGGATAGCAGGACAACAATCAATAGCAGATCAAATAAAAAATCAAGCCTATGATTCTGTAGGGGGAGAAGAAGAATATAACTCTCTTATAGATTGGGCAAGGGAGTCTCTAGAAGAGAAAGAGATAGACGCTTTCAATAGAGCAATGGAAAATTCAAATGCAGATGATATAATTTTTACAATTAAATCTTTAAATGCAAGAAGAAATTTAGCGGTTGGTGAAACTCCAACGCTTTTACAGGGTGATACAGGTACTAAAAAGGAAGGGAATTCTTTCAAATCCGTAGTTCAGTTAACTAAGGCTATGCAAGATCCAAGGTATCAGAAAGACCCTGCTTATAGAGATGAAGTGACTCAGAAATTAGCACAATCATCTATAATGTAAACTCCATAAATACTACAGACATAGTAAATTTTAGCCCATTGAGGTGGATAACTTTGATTGAACAGTTGTGGTTATAAACGGAGACTTTTATAATCTAAATGCTGGAATTAAATCCAGTTAACTTAAATCAAAAAGGAATAATATGGCACTTCAAGGAGCTTCCAATGCTTTGAACGCTGCTGCACAACGAAGTGGACAATCTAATGCATCCGGTGACGTACGGAATTTATATTTAAAACTGTATGCGGGTGAAGTCATGACTGCTTTTCAAACGAAAAATATCATGATGAATTATTGTCGAGTGCGTTCAATCAAAAAAGGAAAATCTGCTCAGTTTATTATGACAGGTAAATATCGTAATGCTGAGTACCATACTCCGGGTAATGAGATCATGCCGGATGTGGTAGCTAAGAACGCAGAGAGAGTAGTCTCTGTCGATGATCTCTTAATTGCGGCACAATTCATCCCTAATATTGATGAGGCGATGCAACATTTTGACATTCGTTCAGTCTATACACAGGAATCAGGTTACGCTCTTGCAAAAGCGGCTGATCAGAATATCCTACGTATGGCAGTAAAAGCCGCACTAACAACTAATAAGCAACGTGCAAGTAAATTAGTTCAAGATTATGATGCGTTTGATGATGAAGATTATACAGCAAACGTAACATATGCCGCTAACTTTGCTAATTCAAAAAAGGCCGCCTACTTCATGGAAGGTCTTATTGAAGCTAAACGTATCTTGGAAAGTGCGGGAGCACCACTTGATGATCTTGTTTGTGTAATGGCGACAGATCAATACTATTCTCTATTTAAGACTACGACAAACAGTGAGGATATTACTGCTTTGACTATGTTTAATAGGGATGTAGGTGGAGGTGGATCAGTAAAAGATGTTGATCTACCTACTATTGCAGGAATTCCTGTAGTAAGAACTCCACATATGGGTTCATTAGCTGCGGCTGCATGGACAGGTTCATTGTGGACTACAGCCGATCCAGCTATTTCAACTGGTCAAGCACCACTTGCAAAT